AATCCAGAATACATACGATTATTAAACAAATGTATGCGAGATGGGCACTGGTCTGTGTTTGAAATGGTTGATGTTGTCATGGAAATCTACACTTCTAGGGCTGTGTCAGCGCAAATGTTACGCCACAGAAGCTTTCATTTTCAAGAATTTAGCCAACGATACGCTGATGTTAGCAAAATTGAGCTAGATTTACCAAAAATGAGACGAAAAGGTAGCTCTAATCGCCAAGGAAGTGTTGTTTATGAAGATCAAGAAACTCAATTTCAGATGGATAATAAAGCGCTCGCTCCAATTTTGGTTGCTATACGAGCTTATAACGATCTAGTAGAGTCTGGTGTTGCATTAGAATCCGCGCGTATGGTGCTTCCACTGTGCGTAGGCACTCGTTTATACATGAAAGGCACTGTCCGTGACTGGCTGCACTATTGCAGGGTGCGAATGGATAGCCACACGCAACTAGAACATAGAGAAGTTGCTACTGATTGCTGGAATGTACTAACAAAAGTTCTACCAAATACAACAGAAGCATTTAAAAAGTATTGGATGAAAAAAGAAGAGAGCACTGAGTGAATCAGTGCTCTTAGTTTTGTTATTGGTTCTTGCGTTTTGCCAGCTCATTTCCAATCATGTGCCAGAGTCTGCGAAGATCCTCATCACCCAACTCTAATAATAACCGCTGTACAGTCATAATTGTTACATTTTTAGCAATGAAAGACTCGGAAAAGTCAATTTCCGGAACGCGATTACCACTAAACTTTTTCAACGTTTTGCTAAACCAACTCATTTACCCAACCTCCATATTCATGTAATACATCTGATATAATCATATTATCATGATTAATCAATGCACCATAGTTGGTAGGTTAGTAGCCGATCCAGAGTCTCGCCAAACACCAAACGGTAAGTCCGTTTGTAATATCCGTGTAGCAGTTGATCGTAAAGGACGTGAGAAAGAGACTGATTTTTTCAGTTGTACGGCATTTGGACAACAGGGTGATGCATTAGCGGAATATGCACAAAAAGGTCGCCTTATTGGCATTGTAGGTAAAATTCAATTAGACCAATACACAAATAAAGAAGGCGTAAAGCAACAATCTGTAAAAATAATGATTGATAACTGGCAATTATTGGATTCACGGCGTGATAATGATAGTAATCCTCCTAATCCAAAACCAGCTGGTCAAATTCATACGGATGATATAGACGATCCGTTTGCAGACTAATAACTATGACCCGCGATATGCGGGTCTTTTTTATGTATAATGCACTGAGGTGCATCAATGGGAGTTACAAAGAAACATCAAAATCCAGCGGGAGGATTAAATGCCGCTGGTAGAGCGTATTACAAACGCACAACTGGCGCAAATTTAAAACCGCCAGCTCCTAATCCTAAAACTAAGGCAGACGCTGGGCGTCGTGCCTCTTTTTGTGCCCGTATGTCTGGCATGAAAAAGAAACTTACGTCTTCAAAAACGGCTAACAATCCAAACAGCCGTATTAACAAATCATTGAGAGCGTGGGACTGTTAATTGTGGGTGCAAGTATTAAGGAGGAATAGTTATGGCTGAAAATAGAAATCGACCCGGAGATAAACGACGTGCAGATGCAGTTGAAGCTCGACGAAAAGGTGTTATCACGAGAGATGTAGGAACTAGTCGTGGAACAACAACGTCCGGTTCTAAATCAAGCAAAAAAGGTGGAATGAAACCTGTCGGCTTTCAATCAGATGTACCATCAATGGGATTAAGTCGTTCTGCAATTTCTAATTCGAGTTTTATACCAGAAAGGCCGTTAGAACCTACAAAGTCGATTAGTGGTCTACCAGCAAATTTTGTTGTTACTCCAAATCTAGCAGGATTGAACTTACCGGGTGTAGCAACAGAAGCATCTAAAGTTAGAGATGAAGATATGCCTGATAGTGGTCGCAGACCAACACGACCACGAGTACGCACTATTGGTACAGTAAAAGGCAGTACAGAAACCACTAGCCCAAGGGGTGACATTCATTTTACTGGTGCAAAAACAGAACGCACAAAGCGTCGTATGTATACAAAAGACATTGCTGAGCGTGGCTTAAAAATGAATGAAGGCGAACGCAGTTACGCGAACGCATATTCACAACGTGCACGAGAAAGTGAAAATATTGGACGAGCAAGATCACGTGACTATATGAATGATTACCTAAGTGACCAAACAGGTAAAATGCGTGGACAGCTTGCGGCTCGTAAATCAGCAGCAAGTGCACCAAAGGCACCAGTAAAACGTAAAACATTTGGAGCATTACTTGGAATTGCAACAGCAGCTGGAGCTATGAGTAAAAAGAACAGGTAGCTGTATGGACCAAGAATTTAAATTTACGTCTCCATCTGGAAGGCCCCAAAAAATTTCATTAAGGACTCAAGCTACTTTAGACAAGTGGAGATCCTATGGAATAGAACCGCCTCCTGTTCGTCCAAACGAATCACAAGAAGGTTATTTATTACGAATAACTAACCAGTTAGAGAACAGGAAGCGTGGTTACTACGGTGGTGAGGAAAAACAAACGTATGGACGTATTGATCCGCGAGAAAACCCACCATTGTCGCGTGAGGGTAGAAATAATGCTGCGCGTGGGCCTAGCTCGTTAGCTAAAGGCATGGTGTCTTTACGTGCAAGCCCGCGAAAAACATTGGGTATGTTACTAGGTATAGGTACTGCAGGTAGTGCGATGAGTAATAAGAACAGGTAATCAATTATGGCTCAAGAAACAGAACGCCTGCCTAACCAAACGTGGTTCGATTTTTATCAGGCCATGCGACAAAATTTAAATTACTCGGACCAAAAAAAGTTAAACAAATTATTTTTTGGTAAAGAAACTGAGCCATTTGAGGTGCATCAGTTACGGACTCAATTACCGTTGAGTTTTTTCAATAAACCTGCGTGGGATGTTGAAGAAATGTATGGCAGGCCTGACATTGCGCTATACGGCGAAACTCCTAGGCCAAATCGAACGACAGAAAAAACAGCACTAACATACAACGACATATTAAGAACACAGCCACCAGCAATGTTTTATGACCCAAAGTATGACGAAGATGTCTTAGCTAACCCAAAGTGGTATGAACTAGCAGATCAAGACATGTTTAACAGGCGTTTAGATAGTGCTGAACGTAAACGGCAAGAGTTAGAAGAATTAGATGGTGGGTTATTAGAGTCACGTAGACGACGGTATGAGGATAACCCAGAATTACAACAAGTTTTAAGGGACGCTAACTTTGAAAAGAAATGGGAAGCGCTACCTGAACAACTAAGAAAAATAATGAGTTACAGACATACTTTATATAATCAATTAACGCCTGAAATGAAAGACGTTATTACTCCTGCGCCTCCACCACGAGAACCATTTAAGCCAAAACGTGTTGACTGGGAGGAGTCTAGAACTAAAAATCTTGCCACCGATCAAGTTTCAACAGATAACCTAGTAACCAAAATACTACAGTCTTTAAGTGGAAATATTGAGCCAGATTTTCAAGCAGGAACAATTGATCCTAGCATTGCTGGTGGTAATCCACTTGCTCGTAGCGCTATTAACCAGCAAAATACTGCGGTGATAAAAGAACGTATGGCTGCTAGAAAAGAGTCAACTCCTTGGCTTGCTAGATTTTTAGCACCAGAAACAGCAGCTGGAATAATAATGGATCCACGTTTAACACTGCCCGGATTCACAGAGGATCATACAATGAGGCCAAGGCTATCAAAAAATGATCCAATCGTTAAACAAATAGAACAACAAAATCAAAGTATACGTAAATCTACATTGCCAAGTGCGCGTGACAAACGGCGATATGCTCGTTTAGCAGAAACTGAAGCTGCATTAATGGATGATGATTTGAAGCATACTAAGCCAGCTAGAAGAAAGTGGTTTGGCTTACTGGGTGGTGCAGGGGTAACTGGTGGAGTAATGACAGGAAGGAATAGATAAAATGCCACAAGGACCGGGAAGATCGGCTAGGTTTCAACAGAACTGGCCACGTAATAGTCGAAGTGTTGGACGTGCACAAGGTATGTTGATAGGAGCAGGTACTGCTGCTGGTGCAATGCTTGCACGTGAAGATGCAAAGAAGACAGCGTCTAGTAATAAAGAAATGCAAGCCTATCAAAAAGGTAAGGTTGACGGACGACGTTACGACAGTAGTGGAAAACCAACGCCAAGCGGTAAGTCGAAGAGTGCTGCTCCAGCAAGCGCAGGTAAAATGACAAAAGCGTTGTTCAATTCTAATAGCAATAAGTAGAGGTAGATATGGCATCTGCGTTAATGAATATGATGATGGATGAAGACAAGAAAAAGAAAGGTGCTCCAGCAGGACCGCCTAGTGGAACACCTGCGCCTTCATCACCACCTACACCGCAGATGCCAGCATCTCAATCTGCAGTAACACCAGCACAACAAGGAGCTGGTGGCGCTGGAGCACAACCACCAACACAAGGTACTAGTACCCAGCAAGCAGCACAACAGCTACTTGGGTTACTAAAAGGTGGACGTGGACCAGTAAATCCAGCGACCCAGAAACAATTACCAGAATACGACTGGCGATCAGATGCTGGAAGTCAATTACCTGCATATACAGAATATGAGGGAACTTACGAAGTAAATCCAGTTTCTGGATTTAGAGAATTTAAACCAACACTTGATGCGCAAGGAAATAAGATTGTAAAGCGTAAAGGCAGGGATCTTGTATTACAAGAGCAAGAAGCTGCTGGTATGCCAATCAATGAAAATGCACAAACACGTATTCGTGACGTCAGAGTAACTAACACTGGTTTATCACCAACAACATCAGCTGATGATCTAATGGCTGGTGCAAGAGCAGATGCTGATTTACAGCGTGCATATGAAGCTGGCGAAATAACGCAATCAGATCTAAATCGTGATTTGGGTGCAAGTACACGCGCTAATTTTTCGCAGGGTTTTACTACTGAAGCGCCACCAACAATGTCAGATGCAGAGGCGCGTTATCAACAAATTAAAGGTTTACGTGTAGAAGACGACCCATTATCTCTTGGTCCAAAAAACGTAAGCGCAACACGACGTGTTGATGAATTAATACGAACCACTATACGTAAAGGTTCTGGTTCAAACAATCCGTTTACATTAATGCAAGCAACAAAAAGTCAATTAGATCGCGAAGTTGCATTATTGCGACAGCGTGGTATTGGACTGCAAAAAGGATTAATTGGCGAAATTGCAGCAGTTGGTTTGGATGCAACAAAACAACCAGAATTTCAACGCATTGCAGCAACCAGTTATAACAAGCCTTTAGATCAAGTGTTGTCGGAATATCAACGCACATACGGCAAGCCGTTATTGAGTGCAGCTAATGTAAAGATAATTAAAGATGTTATGGCAAAAAAGAGTAGTGAATTCCTGTCTGATGCATCTGCTATTACATCCAGCACGGGATACAAAATTCTAGATACGACATTACGAAGTAAAAACGAATTAGGATTAAACTCAGGTGCAGCAGACAGATTAGCAAAAGCTGGATTAGGATATTTAACAGCCGTTGGACGTTCAGATGAATACGATTTGGATACAGCACGTAGTTATTTCAATATGGCTATAAGTGGTGATCCTACAATGGAAATGTATCGCGACGGTATTGAGTCACAACTTAGCGAAGACCCAGATCTAGGATATATGTTTAAGCGTGGTGCTGAAGGTACTATTGCCAAATCAAATCAGCGAGCACAAGGTTTAAATAGCGCTTTAGCAGAAGTTGTAAAACACAGTTTAGATAGTGTTTCAAACGACATGGTTCGTGGCGCAGAGGGATCAAGAACAGCTAGGCAAGCAACCGTTAGGTTGATGAATAGATTTATTATGCCTTTCTACGATGGATTCCAGAACGGGTCGGTAGCTGGATTTGCAGCTTTGGAAAAAACACCATGGGGTCGAGCATTTATTCGACCGTTGCAAGCAAGTATGTCAGTTACTGATACACAAAACATGTTTAGTCAGATTATTGATTTTGCCGGAGCACCAGACGATCCATCTCGAAAGCCGTTGCTTGATGCTATTTCTGCTCCATTTGGTATTAAACGTGCATTACGCGAGTTGTTTACATTTGATACTGCTGGCAAAGAAGAAGCATTTGATGCAATACAGAATGATCTCAATTCTGCATTAAATGCTGGTGATAATAGAAAAGCAGCTGAATTACTTGCTCCATTTTCAGACACAGATCAATTACGGACATTATTTGGTGCAAAAAATGTAGAAGGTATTAATGGTCAAGGTAAACCACGAAACGTATTACCATTAGATATCGAAGACATTACGGGAGCTGGTGGTTCGCGTCGGCAAGCTATAGACGCTTATTTAGCGCAGCGGGGTGCATTTAACAGGGCAGCGGATAAGTTTGATAATTCTACACTTAAATTGCGTGGACCGTCACTTGTTGCACGATTAGCTGGTCAATATAAAGCTGATGCAGGAATACTTGGTCTTACCACACGCGATAATCAAAATGAATATCAAATTGGATTCGTTGCCGAGGCTGGTGATGATCAAAAAATTGCAACTGTTATTAGCGATATAGAAAAATACCTTAGCCCTAGTATTACTAGTGGGCCAGATAAAAAATCAGCTGATCCATTGTTCGATGAAACGCTGCGAAGTGTTGATGACGCAATTAGTAAATTGCGGTTTAATCTTGACAATGATCGTCTCCCACCGGAGAAAGTTGCTGGATCACAGGCATTACTAGAATCGTTAGAAGGCGTACGTGAACGTGCTTTAGGTAATGTAGATGATGTTGTTCGCGCAGGAGCTGGTCGTCATTTACTGTTTAGAATGACAGAAGATGGCCCAGATTATAGTGAACCAATTCGGGCTACCGGATCAGCAAGTAAAGTTAGTCAGTTTGTTGACATGCTATATGCATCTGTCACAAATACGCCCGGCGTAAATATAAACAGATACTTTAAAGGCGCTGCTGGTACATCTACAACAACAAAAATAGGTAGTGTATTAGTTGTTCCTGTGGATACGCGTGGGCGTCCTGTTCCAAACATGCAACCTGTGGCTGTTAAGCCAGATTCAAAAGGTAATCTACGTGTTCCAGTTTTTGAATTAGTTGATGGTAAATACCAGCGAGCATTAGACCCATTTGGTAATAATCGATTCACTACGCAAACACAAGCATCTGCCGAACAAGCAAGAGCTGGTTTATTGCAACGAGCCGTTAATGACACTGGACGTGGTGATTCGGTTGATGCACGGTATATACGATCGCAGGTGCATGAAGTTACACGCCACCTTGAAAAAATTATTTATGCAGACGCACAGTCTTTAGGCGGTGCTGAGACTCAGGAACGCATTAACTGGTTGCGTGAAAAAACTGGTATTTCCCCAGAGATAGATAGTCAAGGAAATACTACTGGTCGTATTTTAAATACTGATGTTGAGAAATTTCTACAATCAGCAAACAAAGTACAGCAACGCGACCTATTAACATTCTTGGATATGTATGGTCAAAGCGATGTGTTAAGACCTAACCCACGAGTTAACTGGACGATGAACGCAAGTAACAGTCGAGGACAGTCGGCTGGTACTGAAGGGATTGCATTATCCGGATTGGAACGCGAAGCTGGCAACACTGTACTTGAACAGAAACGAACTACAATGTTCACATTGTCAACAACAGCTAAACAAACTATTCGGAATATGGCTGATCAATTTATGGATGCTGGCGTCGGTCTAATGGATGATCAGCAAAAAGCATTTGCAGCAGACAGAATAATGAAAGGTCTAATCACATCAGTTCCAGAAGTTGGGGCAAATAATACGGAAACAGCACTTATACGTGATGGGTTGCGAGATTATATTGATGCAGTATTGTCTGATGATGTGAAAGCACAACAACAAGCAAGTTCTAAATTATCAAAAACGATATCGTCTTTCCAACCAACACAGGAAGAAATAGACACTCAAGTACGAGAAAACATTAAAACACCACCAATGAATATTGTCAGACCAATTGAAGAGGCTGACAAACCAACTACACAAGAAATATTAGCGCGTGCCAGAGCAAAGAGTGCGGAAGAAAGCAAGGCTCGTAGAGCTGCAGCAAGATATTTCTATACAGCATTCTTCCCGGAACTTGGTTGGATGACTGCAACAGGTCCAGAGCAACTCGTAAAAGAATTTATGGCTCTGGAAAAAAGAACAAAAGCACGCGGAACAGTTCGTGGTACCAATATTGAAAACAGTATTGCTGGTTTAGATGTCAAGCCAGCAAATAAACGAGAAATTGACATTGCTAATAAAAATCGTGGGACTCGTGTTGCAAGTGGTGGTGAGAAAATTAAACCCAAACTACCTCAAGGTGAACGAACTACTGTTTCTAAAGATCCAACTCCAATTCCATTAGCAGGGTTGTATCAACCTAATAAACCTAAATCTAAATTTAAATTTAATAAGACGCTCGGCGTATTAGGTGGTCTTGGTGTAACTACTGGAGCTATGTCTGAAAGGAATAGATAAATGCCACAAGAACTAGAAGGATTAAAAGGGCTTGGCCCAAAAACAGAACGAGCTAAAACAGAAGATCGCTTAAGTAGAAATCCAGCAAAATCGGTTGGTAGGCACATGCAATCGCTATATAGCAATGATGTGCGATTCCGTTTACCATTTGATGCTGCTGGGACCTTATTGACAACAAGAGGAGGTGCGTCTAAAACATTAGGGCGCGTAATGCAGGAAGCGCCAATGTATTACGATCCAGTGTTATCTATAGGGCGAACAATGACGCCAGATGTAGATCCACAGACAAGAACCAATGTATTTGGGTCAAACATGACGTTAGTTGCTGGAAACGCTATTAAAGATGCATTGATGACACTTGCTCTAAAAAAATTGGCTAACAAAAGTTTAATCGGTCAAGTTGCGTCAGAAAAATTTGAAGGTGTAGCTAATGCTATTACAGATCCATTTTTAGCTTCAGGCGTAAATAAACTAAATGAATACATGTTAGAGCCAGACGCTCAAGGTAAAACACGGTTTGACAAAATACCATATTTAACGGAAATCCTAAACAGTGCTGCAAAATCTAGAATCGGAGATAGCTACCTGTTTAAAGATGGGCTTAAATCGTTAGGAGATCCATCAGAAACAGGTGATTATTATTTAGGCGATGATGAAGTTTTATTTCAATTAATGAAACTTGCTGACCCAAAAAATGTACCACCTACAAAAATAGACAATAGTGGCAAGTTACGTATTGATCGCAGTAAACCAATGACGCCATTACAAAAACGAAACGCAGGTAAAATGGAAACCGCTGACGTCAATAAGCAAAAGTTTCTTGATGTATTACGAACTCCACAGGCTCGAACAACTATTGAAATTTTAAATGATTTACAAAACCTCGACAAAGCGGTTCCAAAATGGGCAGCTAAAATAAATAAACCATCTCCATCCGCTGGAAAGCCATATACCGGACCAAATAAACCACCGCTATTGGGCTTTGCTGCGCCGTCACCTACTACAATAAGGAATGTACAGTGACGACAGAACATATTCGGGAAATGCCTAACGGCAGTCACGTTAAATTATGTTCATCTAAAAACGCATCAGGTGAATTGTGCAGGAATGTAGCCATTAAAGGACGTGACTATTGCAAGCATCATGGTGGCAAAGCATTAGTTGGACCAGACAGTCCGGCATTTAAAACAGGCTTATGGTCAAAGCAGCGTAAACGTTTTGCCTCAGTAGCACCAAAGTTGTTAAGGCGTATAGAAGAATTACGAGAAGACCCAGACCTATTTAGTTTAAAAGATGATGCCGCGTATTTAACGGCATTGATGGATGTACGTGCTGAAGCTGCTAGTAATGGCATATCTGTCGAACACTATGAATCTATAAAAGATCAGCTGTATGTATGTAAAACATCAATCGGCACAGATGAGTTTGCAAAGTCGTTTAAGAAATTAGAGTCCATGGTCACTGAAGGCATTGATGTATATCGTGCCAGTCAGGATGTTGTTCAACTAATTGAAAAACGCACTGACATCGTCGAGGCCGAAGCGCGAATGTTGCACACTAAGGCCTACACGTTAGAGGTTGATCAAGCGTATAGTCTGGCAATGCAGATTTTGAAGGTAGTAAAAGATTGCGTAAGAGATGCAGGGCAATTAGAGCAAATCAAAGTTGGATTTGGAAAATTACTTAGGCAGTATCAACAAGATGAAATTATGGACGCAGAAATAGTAAATGAAGAATCAAGTAACGACACGTTCAACGCCGCGAGCATTTAAGAAATTTGTACGACCAACAAAACCTTTAACGGTTGCTTTGCTAGAGGCGTTGCAAGATGAATTAGGCTCGGCTATTGAGCTAGGTGATTATGATAGCGGTATGGCTAGTGCCCTGCCCGGACATGAATTAAATTACGAAGAATGGTTGCGCATATATGCTCCTCATGCTGCTTCATCAACACTGGCACAGCATCACCACAGAGCATGGCAATGGGCCGAGGATATTACTCCCGGTAAGTTTTGCCCAGCGTTGATTGAGTGTTGGTTCCGTGGTGGTGGTAAATCTACAACCATGGAATTGATTGTTAGTCGTCTAGCAGTTAAGGCTACGCGACGTTTTGCTGTATATGTATGTGCTACGCAAGACATGGCAGATAGGCACGTGCAGGATATTGCTACAGCAATGGAGCGTTGCGGTATTGAACGTGCTGTTAATAAATACGGGTTTTCAAAGGGTTGGAGTGCATCCAAGTTGCGTACGGCTAATGGCTTTAATGTATTAGCATTTGGATTAGACACTGGTGCTCGTGGTGTTAAATTAGATCACCTCAGACCAGACATGATAATTTTGGACGACATTGATGAACTCGATGACTCTGTAAATGGTGTTGATAAAAAAATACGCACCATTACTCAAACTATTCTTCCAGCAAAAAGTACAGATTGTGCAGTCGTATTTGTCCAAAACCGCATTCATGCCAATTCAGTGATGTCGCAAGTTCTCAGTGGTGATTTAGATATGTTGCAAGACAGAATACAGTCACCAATAGTTCCAGCCATAGAGGATCTTGAATATACGACATATGAGCGCGATGATGGACGCATGGGTTACCGTATAACAAATGGAAAACCTACTTGGCAACATAAGACGTTGGAAGTTTGCCAACACGAAATAGACACTTATGGATTGCTGTCATTCTTACGTGAGTGTCAACACGAGGTCGGCGTAGGTGGATTATTTTTTCCTGAGTTTAGAGAATATTCCCCAGATGGTAAGCCATGGCATGTTGTTGATCATGTCGATGTTCAACCGTGGTGGCGCATGTGGGCTAGTCACGACTTTGGTACTGGTGCTCCTGCGTGTTTTTTACTGTATGCCAGTGACGATCGCGAAAACATATATGTCATTGGAGAAATGTACGAGGCCGGACTTGTAAGTAGTAAACAAGCTGAAAAATGTCTTGAGTTGCTAGAACAGAGACAGTTGGCTTCTCCTGTTAATACAAAAGTCCGCGACGGGCTATGGAACACAAAGTTAGAGGCTATTGCTTTTGACTGGGCAAACACATTTCCTCCAATGAAAACAGAGGAAAGAATTGGTGAGTATCCAGTTGAAGTGTGGTGGGAAAGAGGTCTTCCCGCTGTACGAGCGGTAAAGGACAGGAAGGCTGGTTGGAGAAGAGTAAAAGAATGGATTAGTGCAACCGATGTAGTCAATGGTGTACCAAAACCAAAATTACAGATTGTTCGTGGTGCATGTCCTAATTTAATTAAGCAACTCTCTGTTACTATGTCTCATCCACGTGATCCAGAAGATATTGACAGTGGCACTAAAAATGATCACGCAATTGATAGTTTTCGTTACGGTGTAATGTGGCGAGAATACCCAGTTAAATGTCCGGAGTTAGAAGATAAAATTCCTATGAACGAAAGATACGTTCCGTCTTGGCTTAAAAAGAAGGATGAAAAACGTTGGCTATGAGTGTGTTTCTTTGCATTTGTGCTGTAATCATTACCATTTGTGTTGCATTGCAAACATTGTTGATGTATGGGCTTGTCAATCATTTACGGCAAATTAAAGAAGAGCGCCTGCTTGTACAACGTGTTATTTCAAATGAAAGGTGGATTTAGACATGTCCATTGATATTAGTAACTTAATGCGTAGCGCTTTGACTAAAAGTGTTATGGGGCAGCAGCCGAAAGTGTCAGCATTTTCCAAGCCAAGTGACGTGGGAGCACCGGGTAGCTTTGAGTTACTAAATGGAGCAAAAGATAATAAAGAGAATTTAAATATTGATTTAACTGCCAAAGAATGGAAAGTCGTCCCAAAAGATCAACCAGACGAAGCAAAGCGAGTTATGACGTTTGTCAAACAACAGTTTGATTTAGCGTATCGCGCACGACAGGAAATGGAATTAGAGTGGGTAATGGCTACTGCCTTTTTTGAAGGACGGCAGTGGTTTAGGATTAATAGTCAGGCGCGTAATCTAGAAAGTTTACAAAACGAGGACGAGCCAAACAGATATATGACTGTTAATAAGATGCGACCGCTGATTGATGGCGTAGTTGGTAAATTAACGCAATGTGCGCCTGATTCAAGCGCTGTGCCTATTAGTAACAACCCAGTTGATCTAATGGCTTCCGATGAGGCGAACTATATTGTCAATCACTACAATCGCAAGTTTGACAGAGAGACACAGACAAAAGAACGCGTTCGCTGGGCATGTGTCTGCGGTACGTCATTTTTAAAAATCTTTTGGGACGCAAGCTTAGAGCAGATTGTTCCGCAAATGGATGCTACTGCATCAGAAGTCATAGGTCACACGTCAATGCGTGTAGGCGATATTGTTGAGCAAATTTTGCCAGCGTTTGATGTGTATTTCGACCCTACTGCAAAACGAGATGCAGATCTGCGGTGGATGATCCACGCAATGGTTAAGCCACTATCATGGTTCATTGACAAGTATGGTGAACAAGGCAAATTGGTTAAACCTGATGGACAAACTGGCACAAATGCTGGATATGTAGAGACATATTTAGATGGAACTAATGGTAATGGTCGTGGCTGGGTTCCGCCATCTCCAAGTAATTTAGGTAACACTGACACAAAAAAGCAAGCTGCGATTGTTTACGAGTATTGGGAAAAACCAACAGCGCTGTATCCATCTGGTAGGTATATCGTTAGCACAAATAGTTGTTTGCTATATGCTGGCCCATGGCCATATAAAAAGAAGGATTCATTCCCCTTTATTCCATTACGTTGGCAACCACGCAGCGGTACGCCTTATGGATATAGTTTAGGTTGGGATTTATGTTCTCTCCAACTAACATACAACCGTGTGTATTCGCGTCTTATTGAGCAGTTTGAAAATCAAAAAGACTACATCTTGGTTGAAAATTTAAGTGGCGTAGGAGCTGACGCATACGACAATACTGGCGATAGCGTAGATGATAAAAACCGTGTTTATCGTCGCATTAATTACAAACGCGGTAGTCATCCACCCGCAATACAACGCGCACCCGGAATTGGATCAGATCTATTTCCTTTGTTGCAAATGTTAGAAAAAGACATGATGGATGTTGCAGGGTTGCATGACGTAAGTCAAGGGCAGGCGAGTGCTGGTACACCAGCAGAATCTGTAAGATTGTTGCAACGCTCGGACAACACACAACATTCGTTTATTCGAGCTGACATCGAAATTAGTGCATCAAAAATTAAAGAGTGGGAAGTCTCACTAATCGAACAGTTTGCCATTGTTCCTTTTGTAGGAAACATTCAGGGGAAGATGCTCCCACAGGATCAAATACGTCAAGGCGTTATGCGATTTGATGCATTGCGAGCTGGTGGGCAATACCGGATTGTTTACATTCCGGGTTCGTCAATGGAAGATAGTCCTGATCAAAAGTTACAGAAATTGGCAGCATTACGACAGATGGGCGTATTTGGTGATCCAATGGATCCGGAAACTAACCGCCTATTTATTGAGCTGGCTAATATTCCACATGCATCTCGCATATATCAACATTTAGATCAACAGGCAGAAAAGATGGCACAGATGCAACAGCAACAAGCTGCCATGATGCAACAACAAGCCATGATTGAGGCTCAGGCTAAACAGGAGCAATTTAATCCTGAAGTCGAACAGATGAAGATGCAGTTAGAAGTGCAGAAACAACAAGCGATTATTCAGGCAAAATTAGAGGCAGATATTTCATTGGCTGCTGCTAAGGCTGGAATAGACGCACAACAAAATGAAGATTACGCAATGACGGAAATAGGTAAAGAACAGTTACTGCCGTCAAACGATTTGGGAGCAATGCCGTCAATGCCACAACAGGCACAATCGCAGCCCCAGCAAATGTTGCCACAATCGGGTGTGCAACAACCACCTCAAATGGGTGGCATGTTTTAAAAAAGTAAAGGTATGATATAGATGTCCGAAGAGATGGTGACACGAACCGCTGATTCGCCAGCAGCGGCAACGGGCAATGTTGGTGGTGCGTTAATTGATTTCGTTAGGGAGTCCGCCGGACCTAGCGAAAGTGGAGACATGGCGTTAAATAACTCCACTGATAGCAATACCGCATCACAAGTGCAAACAGATGGTGTTTTTGATCAGAGTTCTATACAAGAACGAGTAAAGAAACATTTACTGGACAGTGCATTACCGGATAAACAACCGGGGAATGTGCCATATGAGCGCTTCAAAGAAGTTAACGATGAAGCCAAACAGCTCCGAGCTGCGCAGGAAGCGTACTCAAAGTGGGCTGATGTGATTCGGCAGTTTGAGGAATCTGGTTTTCAATCAGCAGCTGATGTTCAAAAAGCTTATGAACAACAGCAGATGCAAAGCCAAGAAGATCAAATACGCGAGCGGTGGCAACATGAAGTTGCAAGCAACTACATGGATCCGGAACTTGCTCGCGTACAAGCCGAGGCTGAAATACAGAAGTTTAGATATGACCAAGTTGTAGGTCAAATGAACTCCTATATGGTGGCCCAACAACGTGAACAGGCGTTGCAGCAATTTCCATATGCAAGTCGCGCACAAGACGTGATGGATAGCCTTATACAACAAGGCATGAATCCAATGGATGCAGCAGCAGCCGTACATCGTCAAGTGACGGGTTTAGTTGAATCACTCGTACCGCAATTAGTGGATATGGTGACAAATCAACAGACAACGCCGACACCTATTGGTGGTGGTGACTCTGCGCAAGCAATGGTTCCACCGCAATCAACATCAACGCAAAACCGTATGTCAGGTCTTAGTAGATTACTAGGCATTCGGTAGGAGTAACCAATGGCTATCGATTTTAACGGTGCACTTACACTCGCAGATCAAGCTGTCCTTTCTAATGATCCTCTTGTAAAAGAAATCACTATGTCGTTGCACCAGACATGGAACGCTATCAAGGACATTCCATTCTACACATCGCCTTCTTTACGACAGGTTGGTGTACGCTATACGAACGAGGCTGGTACTATCCCAACTCCAACTTGGTCATCTATCAATGGTGAGCCAAACGCAGTTAAAGGTAAACCAAAGTCGTACGAAGAGCAGATGTATTTAATCCGCAATAAGATTACGGTTGACTGCCGTTTGCTTGACCAGCCAAACAATATCATTGATCCTGTAGAAGCTCAGATCAAGATCTTCATGGAGGGTTTTGCATACGACTTTAATGATAAGTTCATTAATAACGACCCAACGTCTTCTGCTGCTGGTAACAGTCCGGATTGTTTCCCCGGTCTTAAATTCCGTTTAGAAAACCGTGCAGATTATGACATTCCATCCGACTGTTTGATTGCACCTGCATCGACATCGGCATCACTGGACACGTCTAGTACCTTCTTAGCTGTTGAGGCTAACGGTGCTTTATCTGCAATGCAGGAGTTGTTTGACAACTTAAATGCACCAGATGGCAACGGCATTGTCCTATATATGAATGAAGACACAAAGCGTCGCTTTGAATCTGTCATTCGTTTACTAGGCGCTGGTACTGGTTTTAACACCGATAACGATGCATTTGATCGATCAGTAGACAGCTATAAGGGTGCCAAGATTCGCACAGTTGGACGTAAGTTAGACGGTACTACACCTGTTATATCTGCTCCATCTAACTTTGCAGACATCTATGCTGTACGCTATGGCACTGGCTATGTTCAGGGTTGGCAGTCTGGTCCATTTAAGCCAGAGTACTTAGGAAAGTCTAAGGAAAACGGCATTATGCATAACGTACTGTTTGACTGGGGCATGGGTCTTTGGATGCCAAATACACGGTCAATTGCTCGTTTACGCATTGCGACCAACTAAGGAGAATTAACGTGAGAGACGCAAAACTTACATTTAGCATTGCAGCACAGAGTGCTACAGCATCTGCCTATCTTGTAAACTCACCGGGGTCAGTTAATGGTGTTGTTTCGTTAATTATGAACGCAACAACTAGTGGCGCTAACGTTGCAGCCACATCCGTAGAACTTAACTATGGTGGGCTTGTAACAAATGGCGTATCTGGCGCGGTTATGGATGCCAACCAAGACGGATCAGTTACTGCGGCTGATTATGTCCGTGGTCAGATTATTAACCCGCTGTATGTCAAGGTTGCATTTAACCATACAGGTGTAACTGCTGCTGACACAGTGACTGTTGAGTTGCACGGTTCTGATACTAGTGGGTTTACCCCAGCTGCTTCGACGCTGTTGTCATCTGCTGTGTATACGGCAGCTGCAGCAACTGGTGCTGATCAGTTGGTGTTGCCATTGCAGTCATATGCAAAGTTCTTGAGGTTAAGATTTATTAGCTCGCAAGGACGCAACCCAGCACAGGTCAACGTAACCCAGATGCACATCCAGAATGGACGTGAGGGTAACCTCTAATTATGAATCTAGGTCAAATTAAACGTAATGTGCGAATGCTCGGTAGAAATTACTTTGGCACGGACGCAGATCGTGATCCATTTGGCCTAGATTATTTAATTATTGAACAGGCCAATCAGATAGCTCGGCAAACCGACTGTCTGGTTGGTCGTCGGTTTTTAGACTTAACGGTCAGCGTAAAAGATTATTGTGCTCCAGATATTTATCGAATTAAGGTAATTAAAATTTTGGACACAAATAATGAATATCAAAAAGTGCGCGTGTTTGATTATCAAGATCAATACATAGATTATTGGCGCAATCAGCCAGATGATCAAAGACCAGAGATAGTTGTGTTGCGCGGAATGAATAATATCTCTGTTTACCCAGCAACCAATGCAACTATTAACAATGGCTTGCTTCTGGAGGGTTATGCGCAACCCGGTGATAACTGGGCTTATGACAGTGCTGGTAATGCTTTACCAAATACGGACGCAACAGAATGTCCATTGCCCGAAGTTGCGCATGACTGCCTAGTATATGCAGTATTGCAAGCTCGTTCTATGCAAATGGGCGATATGAATGGCTATCAGATTTTTAAAAATGAATACATAGATAGGCTTTCTATGGTTGACAATTATGCCAGTACATATGGCCGGAGAGCAAAATAATGGCTAAAGGCTTTACTGATTTAAAAAACGAAGTTATACGATTATTAAACGAGACAGCCGATACTGTTGTAGCTGAAATCCCAGATGGTGTCGGTGGAGTTACTGCTACAAATAACGCTGGTATTCTTCAATATTTAAACGATGCTGCGTTTGACTTATGTCGCACGTGCGTATATTTACCTACTACATTAAGTGTCTCTACCCATACTGGTCGTACTTACGATTTTGGAGCATCCGCATTAGCATTTCCGCTAACAGTGCACGTAAACGGTGGATCAACTCCAATATTACATTGTGGTGAAAATGAACTACGGTCATATGATTTAGGGTACACAGCAACAGCTGGTACGCCCACGCATTGGTACGAGGCTGGCTATAACAACATTGGCTTTTATCCTGTGCCATCAACAAACACTACATTTATTGCTAGAGGAGCTGGACTACCTACGGCAATAACTGAAGGATCCGGTACGTTCAGTTTTATTAGTGATGATTTATTGATGCAAGCATTACCAGCATATGCAGCGCGTAAAATAGCACTCAAGAATTATGATGACCCATCAATTGTCGGCCGTGCATTCTGGGGTGATTGGTATGATCAAGTGCGCATGCAGTTGTGGATGCGACTCGATGCGTCATACAAAGCTCCTAATGGAATATTTAGTGTTCCACCCGTAATGAGTGCTGGTGGTAAATGATGAAAATAGCGTGGGGTAGATTAATTCTAATTGTATTAGGAGCTTTTACTGCCAGCGCTGCTCCAGAATTTGATGCTGCGTGGAAAGCGCAGCACATTGCGGACAATGCCTCGTTTGGCACTGTTACTCGCGCACTATTGATGGCAAGCATAGAAGGTATACGCGCAGGTGTTCCGGCAATGACTACCGCGCTCATTGCTTTTTTTATGCGACAGGATAGTACACTTCCAGTTTTTTCTATGAAACTACCAGAAGTAGCAAAAGTCAGTGAAGCAACGAGGGATGTCAATGAATAAAGTAGGTCTGTCCGTGGATGATATTCAACAAATTGTGGCTGGTTTTTTTGGAAGTATTGTTGGCGTAAGCAAACAATCCCACCTAAATTTTGGAGCACTTGTTCTTTCAGTTATAAGTGGAACTGCTAGTGCAACATATTTGACTCCAGTTATAGCTGCTCCTTTGCATATCAAAGATCCAAAATACATGTTAGGTTTATCGTTTTTGATGGGGACGTTAGGTTTACGTGGCGTTGAAATTGTTACGGCAAAACTAAATCTTCATGGTGGCAAGGATAAAACTAATGGACCCGAAGTTAATAATTAACTGCGTATCTAATTGTTTTATTGCATTGTCGGTATCTGGTTTTATTGCTTTATTGCGTCATCCTAAATCTCCGATAGAGCACATGCCATTTGTAATTAAAACGTGGATACGTTGCTCACTAGGTTTTATTGCAGCAGGTAGTTTGTACAGTGCAATGGCATTAAGTAATCCACGATGGAGTGAGATTATAACAAATATTGGTGTCGCCAATATGTTCTCGTGGGCTTTTTTCTGGCATAAACGAAGGTGGCGTATTTAAATGCCAATGACCGAAATTGACTTTTTATATCCAAAAGTCATAATGCCTAATAACGGGCTTGTAACACAAGCAACTGTCGAATTTGACAGCACTGGTGATGTACAAGGTTGGATTTGTCAAGCTGCTGAAGATATGACTATTACGCAGGTTGGCTGTTACATAAGTGGAAAAACTGGTAGGCCCGGAGATCAAGCAGGTTCTTTACGGCTTGGCGTGTGTTATGTTGATGCAACTAATGGTTTCCCAGCTAACCCTCCTGTATGGGCAAATGCAACATTTAGCGGGACGGCAGGTACAGCTTATCAAGATTTCAATGCTGATCTAGTTACAACTGGACAGATGCTGATAGCGACTTTGACTACATCTGTTACCATTACTAGAGGCACAGCATTTGGTATAGCTCTTGATGCCGTTGCAGGAACATGGGCTACTGGTAATGATTCATTAACTGTACGAACTGGTTGGAATAATACATATCCTTTCATGCGTAGGCCATATTCCGTTGGCCGTCCAGCTGGGTCGTACATTGATAATGACGTAAAC